GGAAGGGAAACCGTCTCTGGGCCCCCCCATGAGTGGATCATGGGGCCATGACGGGACGCTAGGGTTTCATTAGAGGCCCTGCAAGGTGCTTGGGTGACGCGACAGCAGACCACCACAGTCTACTCGCCTAAGCCTGTCTCCCAGGATCCAGCACCAAACACTTACAGGTCCTCATCACCAGCCTAGCAATGAGGTGCCCCCTGGATTGTCACTCCAGAGGTGGCCAAGTGGCCTACTACACTAATCTTTTCATTCCGTGTCCATACCAGGGGAAAGCCCGGGGTCTAAAGATGATGGACTCATCAGACAACAACACTTGAAGAAATAAATGAATTTGGGTCAACACGGGTGAGACGTAGTTGTGAGCTTGTGGATGTGGTGTATGTGATCTTGGAAGTGAATGTTGCGGCGTTAGAGCCATTAGACTTGATAAATGTGTATGATACATTTTCAGTGTCTCCAACATTAGTGGTAGATATGGTGGACGTGGTGCTGGCACCAGTGCCAACCGTGAAGGTAGCACTATCACCAAGACCAGTCCCAACGTATCGAATTTCCACCTTCCAAGTGCCCATAGGTATCACCAACCCACTAGTACCAACAGTGAACAGAGTAAACCCGTCCACCGTGCTACCAGCAGTAAAATTGGTGGCACTTCCAGGCGCAGTTATGTTCCAGACCGCCGACAACCCAGTAGTTGGTTGTGGATCCATGAGGTGTACCACGTAGTTGACGAAGAGTGTACCAACTAAGTTGGTGTCACTCCCATTCATTCCGTAGTACAACGTCCCGTGATTATAGAAGTCCCGTGCTACATCGTTCAACGTTGCCTGCTCACCCATGTACTTCACAGTACTAGGAGGAATAGGCAACGTCGCTGGTAACCAAGGTGAAAAGGTTACGGACTTCATCAAGCTGAGATCATAGTAATCCACAATGGCATCAGATGCCTGTGGATCCCATCCGAGGGTGATTTGTCCAGTTTGGGCAGTGGAGCAGGTGGGCACATACTCGAAACTCATTTTCGCTATTTGGTAGCGGTCATAAGATCCAGCAATAGTAGCCAACCATGGAAAACAGTAAGGGTTAAACGGATTAACATAAGGAATGTTAGACACCGTATTCCCACTTACCATGTTCACACCACTCACCATCTCTCTGTGGGAAATGGTCACGGTTTGGCCCCGGGTGGAAAACCGGGGTTTTGCCGCGACAAATCTAGTTCCCACAGAGACTGGAGCTCCCGGAATGTGTGGTATAGATCCTGTCTCAGCGATCCTTTTGGGACGTCCCAATTGTTTGGCTCGATTTGCCAATCCACGCCCTGCCTTAGTGGCAAGAGACTTGCCAACTTCAACAGCCATGGGTACCACCAAATCGAGTGCTGCTTTACCAGCCTGGGCCGCATAAACATTCATCGCGTGTTGGTTTTGTCTTTTAATCAGAGCCTTGCTTGTGTTAGCCATCAACTATTGTTCAGTGGTGCTACTTGTGGAAGTTGCACCAATAGTGATGAATTGTGTCTTTTGCTTGTTCTCAATGAAAGTGTGGTTAATACTTTCAGGAGGGCCTGAGGATAGAAGCCCGATCAGTGTGCACAATATGAGAATGAAAGACCAGATGAAGAACGGATGGATATCAGGTTCCTGGTACCTGGTGAAGTATATGATTGTAGCCATCATTAAAAATTGAAGTGTTGATGAACTTCCATCTTTTCAGCTACCATCGTAAATGACATCGCAGGTCCCATATCCTTCTTAACATCACCCTCTTTGTGCACAGCGGTTCGGGCAACATCGACATAACCCTCCGAATTCTTAACCCTGCGTCGATTGTAGGATACAGAGGCATCAGACTGGCTGCCTGGGTCTACTCTTGTAGAGGAGGAAGACATTGGCGGTGGAGAGCAAGGCAACTAATATACAAAGAAAAAGTGTTAGCATTAGTGGTGATACTTGGTCAGGGTATCATGCCCCAGAGAAGTGAAGGAGTGAAACCTCCTCCTCAAACTCCTCAAGACTATGATTGGTCTTGAGAGGTCTGAATCCCTGCTCCAGGGCAACTTGTTCATCAGGTAAGATCCCGAAAGCGAGCCAGAAAGAAAATCGGGCTTCTGCTGTGGGAAGAAGATCTTGGAAGGTTTCAGTCCGGTTGAACTTGTACTTCCAATCTTCACGATAATGTTCAGCGATGTCGCTGCCTTCAGCAAACTCCCTGTAAAGAGGAAACTGCTTAAAGAACTGCTTCATCACCGGAACACCATCGTTGAGGCATCTTCCACCTACACCCACAGCATGCACCCATTCACGCATGGCTTTCTCGCTTCGAATATCATTTAGGCAGTGCAGGTCCTTGGAGAGTGAGTGATGCAAATTGCGAATCATGCGATAGGCACCATTAACAAGAACAGGTCTCGTTTGACAGAATTCGACTTGCTCAAGGACATCCACCGTGGGTTCGACCTTCATGGTGAAGCCAAGCCCACGGTAGTACTCTATGAGCCCGTCCCTAACTCTGCGCTCATCCCCCCTTTCTACAAACAGCATGCAATCATCACCGTTGTTGGCCAACCGAAAGTGCTTGATGCCCAATCTTGTGCACCAATTCCAAACGGTTGAACACATAATGTAACAATTGCCACTGGATGTGTTCATGTCGCCCGACATGCGACAGCCTTCAATCTTGTATCTAATCTCACCATCGGGGCAGCGTGCAAGCCCTTTGTTGTGTATTTGCCAAGATAGCAGTTTACGCAACATCGGTCGTTGATTCTGTGGGAACATGGACAACCACATCTTATGTTCAAACTCAAGAGCATCCCTAGAGATGTGTTGATCGAACCTAGATGCGTCCATTCCAATGCCCACAGGGTCTTTGAAGGTATCCCATATCTTCTTCATTTCCATCCCTGCCTCATCGGCGGAGATGCCCTTGAAGATGGTACGGCCTCCGAAGAGCTTGTCGATTGCCCTGAACAGATACTCCTCACTATGCCGCAAATAGCGGCCCACCTCCACATTGTACCTCGCATCACGAGGTTGTATCACCCGTGGAGCTGGGTCGGGTTTGGCGGTAAGATTCAACTTTTCCGCCTTCACGAACGTACTCAACCAGGCATCCTTTTCCCTTACGGGAAGCACCTCTAACGACTCCACTGCCTTCGTATACCGCTCCAACTTGCGACCCGAATAAAAGCCCAAGAAACCTTGGTATGTCAATCGGGTGGTCTGAGGAAGGAACGGTTGCAAAGCGCGTTGGAACCGGGATAACTGGCGAAACGCACCGGGGTTGGGCTTTGGTGTTGGTTGAAGCTGCTTGTTAACTTCCACCATGAAAACGCGCTCAACTAAACCCCGCCGAACATTGCCCAAGGAGTGGTCATGCACTCCGTACCGGATGTTAGGTCCCATCCCCGTAAACCGGTACAATTTACGAGGCTTGGAGAGAGGGGGTCCTTTCGTCACACACATCCCCTCCGGTTCACCACGTTGCGTTGGCGTGGTGAATCCATGTGCGACGAATAGGCCCCCCTAGCGGGGCTCCCAAGAGCCCAACAAGGAACGACGTTCCTTGAAGTCCTCGTGGGAGCGGATGGATGCTGCTAGGAAATCTGTATCCAAGGGGATAAAGCAGGCAGCAACTGCAAGTGGCACTTGGTGTGCAATATGAGATGGTCGCACACCATGTTCCTGCATGAACTCACGGCATAGGCGAGCATACACAAGCTCATTAGCACGGTTGTTCGCGAGGAGGCCGACTTTGGCTTTGGCAAGGAATGCCACCCTCACAGCATAGGCGACTCTACGACTTGACCGCACTCGTTTTACTTCCTTACTTACGGGGTCAGAGGTCAGGTCGGCATCCAGGGTGGTTCCAACCATCACCGCATCGACATCCTCGGAATACATGCTCTCAGATTGGAAGCGTTGTATCATGTCGCGGATGGTCTTCTCAGTGGCAGGATGAACGGTGATCTTAATGACAAAAATGAGGCGGATACATCTATAGCAGGCATAAGCGCATGCCACAGCTGTAACCACCTGAGTGGAGTGCTCAAACAAGTAGCCAAGAGCAGTAAAAAACCAGAATAATCCATGTGCAAAGATCCGGGCGAAGAGAACGGGGAATGACAGCATGGCTGGGTCTCTGACCAACGAGAT